GGCGGTGTTATTACCCAAGATGCTAACTACTACTATCACGCATTTGGTAACTCAAGTTACTTTACTCCAACCCGCAATCTAACGGCTGATATTTTGGTTGTTGCTGGTGGTGGTGGGGGCGGATACAACATTGGTGGTGGTGGCGGTGCTGGTGGTTTATTAGCCGCTGCATCTCAATCTTTGTCTAACGGAACTACTTACACTTGCACAATCGGTGCTGGTGGAGCAGGCGGTTTTAACCATACACACGCCGCAACTGGTGGTAATTCTTCAATTAGCGGAACTGGATTTACAACCATCGCTACTGATGGCGGTGGTGGCGGTGGTAGCCGCGATGTCGGTTCTCCATATCAATACAATGGTAACTCAGGTGGTTCTGGTGGCGGCGGTGCCAATACCGACCAAGCAGTATCTCCTACTGGTGGTGCTGGCAATGTTGGTTCCTATTCACCTGTTGAAGGTTATGCAGGTGGTATTGGTTATCAAAACTATAACTCTCCATATTTCCCAGCAGGCGGCGGTGGTGGCGCAGGTGGTGCAGGACAAAATGCAACATCAGCAACTACAACTGGTGGCTATGGTGGAGTTGGTGCATATAGTTATAACTCAATTAACTTCTCATCTTGGCTTGCAACAGCAGGACTTGGACAAAATGTTTCAGGTACTTACTATGTTGCAGGCGGCGGCGGTGGCGGTGTTAACACTGGTGGCAATGGTCCAGGCGGATATGGTGGCGGTGCTACTGCTGGTTCTGCTGGAGTTGCTTCTACAGGCGGCGGAGGTGGCGGTGGAACTGCAACAAACTCTGCTGGTTCTGCTGGCGGTAGCGGTTTGATTCTTATTCGGTACGCTAAGTAGAGGGTGGAGTAAATGACAGCAAACTATGTTCTTTTAGAACGCATTACCGTAGGTGAGGCTGGCGCGGCTAGCGTTACTTTCAACAACATCCCTCAATCGGGCTATACTGATTTGAAGATTGTTTGCTCAGGCAGAACTGTTGATACAGGTTCGCAAGCAAATATGCTTCTTACTTTTAATGGAATTACTACCGCTTATTACGATAAAGCCCTTGCTGGTAATGGTTCATCTGCAAGTTCTTTTGGTGATAGTAATAATTCATCAATGGCGGCGGCTTATGTAAATACATCAGGAACAACCGCAAATACATTTGGCAATTACGAAGTATATATTCCTAACTACACCTCATCTAATTACAAATCATTTTCAGTTGATAGCGTAGTAGAAAATAATGCTACATCTGCCGTTGCCGCAACATTAACTGCTGGACTTTGGCAAAATACTGCCGCAATTACTTCTGTAAGTTTTGCTGGTGGTTATAATTTTAAGCAATACTCAACCTTCTCCCTATACGGCTTAGCCGCAGTAGGCACTACTCCTGTTATTGCCCCATACGCAAGCGGTGGAGATATTATTGAAACCGATGGTACTTACTGGTATCACGCGTTCTTGTCATCAGGAACATTTACCCCTGCTAAGGGATTGAGTTGTGATGTGCTGGTTGTAGCGGGTGGAGGCGCAGGTGGCGGTAATCAAGGTGGTGGCGGTGGTGCTGGTGGTTTGCTTCAACAAACTGGCAAATTGCTAACTTCAGGAACTGGATATACTTGCACTATTGGTGCAGGTGGAGCGGTCAATGGAACTACTACTGGAAACAATGGTAACTCTTCAGCGTTTGACACAATAAGCGCAATCGGAGGCGGCGGTGGTGGAACAAGTGTTGCTGGTGTTGCTGGCGGTTCTGGCGGTGGCGGTGGTTACAACGGAAGAGCAGGTGGTTCAGCCACACAAGGAAATTCAGGTGGAGCAACAGGTTATGGAAATGCTGGTAGCGCACACGATTCTACAAACAATTTAGCAGGTGCAGGTGGAGGTGCAGGAACGGCTGGCAACACTTCACTAAATAGCACAACATCGGGCGCAGGTGGAGCAGGTCTAAACACTTGGTCTGCTTGGGCAAGTGCAACAGGAACTGGCGTGAGTGGTTACTACGCTGGTGGCGGTGGCGGTGGCAACTATGCACCACAAGGTCGTTACGCAGGCGCAGGTGGCGCAGGTGGTGGTGGTGCTGGCGCTGATACTAATCCTTCAACTGGAACTGCTGGAAAACCTAATACAGGTTCTGGGGGCGGCGGTGGTGCGGGTGCTAATAACGCAGCAGGCGCAGGCGGTTCAGGAATTGTTATTGTTAGATATGCGATATAAGGAGAATAAATGACACAATACTTCGCAGAAGTTAAAGACAATGTTGTTACACAAGTAATCGTTGCAGACCAATCCTTCGTGGATTCAATCGGCGGAACTTGGGTAGAGACAGATTATGACGGCAAGTTCAACAAGAACTATGCAGGCATTGGCTACGGTTGGGATGGAACAGGATTCTTCCCGCCAAAATGCCACGATGAAGCGGTGCTAGATACCGACACATACCTTTGGAACTGCACTAACCCTGCTCACGAAATCAAACCATTAGGAGAAACAAATGTCTGATATCCCTACAAAAATCGTAGCCGATTTAGCAACTGGCGAAACTAAGGTTATCCCTTTAACTGCTGAAGAAATCGCTCAACGCGAAACAGATGCTAAGGCTGCGGCTGACGCACAAGCACAACGCGATGCTGATGCTAAAATTACAGAAGGACTAAAGGCTAGTGCTAAGGCTAAGTTGGTTGCAGGACAACCTCTTACCGAAGCCGAAGCAGCAACAATCGTTCTGTAAGTAAAACAAAGTATTACAGCCCACCCTTCGGGGTGGGTTTTTTATTGGAACAAACTAAGGAGTATAGGTGGCTATAGGCGACGACGGTTATTTACACATTGCAGAACGTCCTGTTGACCCAATTGGACAACCAGCCAACTCTGGTAACACCTATGAAAATACTGCTAACAACTATGACGTTGCTGTAGCAGGACTGCCATTCTTCCTTGGCCCTAACAAGGAATACCCTTACAAGCGCGAGACAGCGCAATACCGTAAACAACAGATTGACCAGCAAAAGGAACCAGGCGAGCAAACCCTTACAGGTTGGTGGCTACGTAGCCAATCGTCATTCCACTACGGCGCAGGTATCCGCTACGAAGAGCCAATTGAAGGCGAGAGCGTTGCATACCGCTTCAATAAAAGCGCAGGCGTTGACGTATTCAATATCGGTAGAGTTACCCTTCTTCCAGATGTAACCAAGTTATCTACCTCAGTAACCAACTCACCAAAGATGGTGGGTGGCACTGACGCTAATGGTGTAGATGTGGTTATCTGGGCTGACGGTTCTACGCTATATCGTACAACTGCTGCCAGTGCTACCACTGCGTTAACGTGGGGTGGGAGTGGCACTATCCTAGCCGTAGTACAAGATGGCCTTAACTACTACGTGGCTAACGCTACTGGTATCTACAAAGGCCCACTGACTGGTGCTACCAGCGGCACACTTATCTTTACTCACCCATCCTCAGTAGGCACTGTCACCAAAGTAGCCCTTGGCTGGGCTAAGCAACGCCTTATTGCTGGCGTAAATAATTACCTTTATGAAGTAACTCCAATTGCTACATACACAGTTACAGGCTCTCGCTTGTCTGCAAACGTGGCTACCCTTAAGACAGACTCAACTGCACACAACTTTCAGGTTGGCTCTCAAGTAACCGTTGCTTCTATCAGCACAATCTTTAATGGCACTTGGACAGTAACCGCAGTTCCATCTGCTACAGAATTTTCTTACTACCATAACCACGCTGACGATGACCAAAATGTTGGCTTATCAGGTACGGCAACACTAGCCTCAAACAATAACTTGCCAATCTATGTACACCCAAATAGCAACTGGGTATGGACTGGCGTATGTGATGGACCAAACGCCATCTACGTATCAGGTTATGCTGGTGATTCATCAACAGTATTTCGTTTAATCCTTGACACCAATGGAGCAGTGCCACTGCTAACCAAGGCAGTAACCGCAGCCGATATGCCAAAGGGTGAAATCATTTACGCTATCGGTTCATACATCGGCAAGTATATGGTGTTTGGTACTAGCAAGGGTGTACGTGTAGGACAAATTGATACTTCTGGTTACCTATCATCAGGCTTCATTACTTATGGCCCATTGACTGTTATTACCAATGGCTACGACCCAGCCAGCGGCAACACCTTGAATGGCTACGCTTGCAAGTCTATTACATTTAATGACCGTTTTGCCTACTGCACAGTAACAAGTTACATAGATGCAGATGCTACTGGTACAACCTTTAACTCTGGTCTAGTCAAGATTGACTTGAGCAAAGAAATTGCACCTAACCAAATGGCTTATGCCACACACTTACAAGTACCAACAAATGCTGAGGCTTCATCAGTATGCGTTATTGGTAAGACAAGCAAGTTAGCAATTGGTGTAACTGGCACAGGCGTTTACTTTCAAGCAGATACTTTAGTATCAAAGGGTTACCTGCAAACTGGTCAAATTCGTTACTTCACACTTGAAGACAAGCACTTTGAGTTAATCAAGTTACGTGAGACTCTTCCAATGAAGGGTACCTTATCGCTATCTGCGGTAGATGCCAATGGCTCTATAACAAATGTTATCACCGTAGATAATACCTTTGACTTTACCCAAGACATCACTGGCCTTGACCAGTACGACTTGGCACCAAAAGAATCTATCGGACTTATCTTTACCCTCAATGCTTCATCAGGGCAAACAGTAGGCCAAGAAGATTCATTCAACGGATACCAACTTAAGGTACTCCCAGCAGTCAAGCGTCAACGTATCATCACTTTACCTTTGATGTGCTTTGACTTTGAAGGCGACAGATACAATATGACTATCGGCTACGAAGGCCGTGCGTCAGAACGCTTAAGCCAACTAGAAACAGTTGAATCTAATGGCGATGTAATTATTCTACAAGACTTTACCAATGGCGAAACTGTACGTGGCGTTATTGAAAGCCTTTCATTTATCCGTATGACTCCACCTGAGCGCCGCTTCAAGGGCTTTGGAGGAATCTTAGTCTGCCAATTTAGAACAGTATAGGGAGCACCGCAATGACCGCAGATACAGCCACCATCGTATATTCATATTTCTTTGTGGCAGCAGCCTTGCTTGCTGGCCTTAGCATCATCGCCAAGCATACTATCCAAAAGCATACTGATGAACTAAAGGACAAGTTGGCAAAGATTGAGTACGCCCTATATAACGATGGCAAGACTGGTCTGATTAATAAGGTTGATGAGTTAATTGAAAACCAACAGATTATCAAGATTGATGTAGAAGTTATGAAAGCGAAGTACGATAAATGACACAAGCAGCAGACTTTGTAGCAAAGGCACAATCACAACTGGGTACTGTTGAAGGCCCAAAGAACAACGAAACTATTTATGGCAAGTTTACAAAACACGATTTGCAACCTTGGTGCGGCTCATTCGTTATGTGGTGTGCAGCACAAATAGGTTTCAAAGGTATGCCTAACTGTGTATACACACCCGCTGGTGCTGAAGCATTCAAGGGTCAAGGTGGCTGGTCTAATCACGAGACAGCCAAGCCACAGGCTGGGGATATCGTCTTCTTCTCCTTTGATGGTAAGGGGATAGAGCACGTAGGTATTGTTGTTAAAGACAATGGCGATGGCACTATCTCCACCATTGAGGGCAACACTAGCCCAGACACAAAGCCTACTGGTAGCCAAGCAAATGGCGGAGAAGTAGCGCTAAAGACACGCGCATATCTCTCTACAAACAAGCGCCATCTACCTGTATTTGTGGTAGGGTTAGGTCGTCCAAAGTGGACATCCTAAGGAGATAAACTATGGCAGGTCAAAAGTACCTACTGAACATTCCACCACGTGTGTGGACTGTTGTATCAATGTGGTTCCACGTATTCGTTGGTGGAATCCTAACTGAATATATTATGCACCACACAACATCATTAAAGGCACTTGCTGGAGCAGGAGTTGCTGCACTTGTACCGATTGTATATCGCTACGTAAACCCAAGCGATACATTCCCACAACCAAACCCAGGTTTGGTAGCAGCGGATAACGCAGTTAAAAACTAAAACTTAATAAATAAAATTAGCCCTCCGAGAAATCGGGGGGCTTTTTTTGTTTGCCGTTTTACTATTAGGCGCTATCCATATAGCCGCGCCAACCGCTTCGTGAGCGCCCTTAAAGGCGCTCTTGTACGAGTTACTCGCTTCACCGCTTACGCTCGTATTGTAGCCCCAGTTGCAATTTTTTTCACCATTAGGAAAACGACACGCCGTGGCAGAAAATAAAAATAATCTATCGGTGTGTCGCGCACGCAAACACGCTCAAGAATCTGTGCTACGCTTCTCTTATGAAAAAAGAAACCGTAATAGCACATCGCTCATTTAGTTCGTTTACTTCCTGGATTCGCTGTGGCAAAGCCTGGCAGTTGGAACGAGCATTTCAAGCCCCTGCTGAACCTGCTTGGTGGTTTGTTGGTGGCTCTGCATTTCACGCCGCTGCTGAGAAGTATCTTAAGCACCAGTTTGAAATGGCCAAAGTACCAGTAGAAGATGCGCCACCATTCTAATGGAAGACATCGCTAACCTTAGACCAACACCAGGTTCGGAGATGGATTACCGTAACCTTGGACCAGTACGAGTTTGCCCTTGTGGCTCAGACTTATGGAACGTCAAATGCAAGTTTGATAAAGACGGCGAGATAGGTATTTACTTCCTTGATATGCGCTGCGCTTTATGCGATAGTATGGCCGTTGCACCTATGCCAAAACTGGAGGAACTATGAAAGAGATTAAAGTAGGCAAGAAGTATATTTACTTTGGAAGACTACGCGGATTTAGCGTAGGTATTTCAATTGATAAATACTGTATTGATATTAGTTTGTTCAAGTACTACATCGGAATGGAACTGTAATGGGTAGCAAGAAAGCAAAGATAATTAGCCGCGATGCTTTTATGAAGTCATTTGTTGAGGCTGAAGTTATTATGCGTCGCAACCTAGCAGCCCGCATTCAAGAAGAGATTGATAAAGAAACAGATGAAGGTGTGAAGTCTGGCCTTATTAAAGCCAAGGAGATAGTGTTTGGAAAGGTTGAAGATGATAACCTGGGATGACATCTGGGAAGAATCCTTCATTGAGCAGATAGCAGAAGTTGAAGAGAAGTCTAATACCAATCCAACTGACTGGCGTACAGGTGGCCGTGCAACAAAGGCTAACCCAAACAAAGAAGACAAAGTTTGGTGGGATGTCAATGGTAAGAAAATGTTCTTTGATTTCATCAACGCTTGGCAAGAGTCAGGCTTTGACATCTGGGTATCACCACAAGGTGTACCTGGAATTGAAATAGGATTCAATAATAGTTTTGGTGATGTACCTATCAGAGCATTTGCTGATGCAGTTGTAACTGTTGGCGATGAGATTGCTGTGGTAGACTTTAAGACTGGAAGTTATACTCCAGACTCATCATTGCAATTGGGTATCTATGCCTCGCTAATGGAGATGCAGTTTGGTATTCGTCCTTCAATGGGCTTCTACTACTCAGCACGCAAGGCAGAGTTTATCCAATCACCTGGACTAGACCGCTGGACAATCCCAGTACTTACCGAGATGTTTGCTCAATTTGAACGAGGCATACAGAACGATATATTCTTACCTAACATTGGTATGAGTTGCGGTACTTGCGGAGTTAAAGACTATTGCTACGCTGTCGGTGGACAGTTGGCACAAATTTACGACCCGTTGGCAGGCTTAAAATGAGACTAAGAATAAAAATGCGTAAAGGTATTTTTGTTATAGGATTGGCTAAAGGCGGTAGAGTGTTGGCAAAGAATAGAGAAAAATATATCTCTGCTGATATCTATACATTTTGGCTAGGTAACATAGAGTTTAATTTACTAATAGACAACCAAAAGAAAGAAGGAAAGTAAATGGCAACAGAAGGTACAAAACTACAAGTCAACTTTAAGTTGGCTGATAACACACTAATCAATCTATATGCTGCAAGTTCATCAGAACTTGAAAGACAACTGACTGCAATTCAAGACATCGCTTCAGTTATCACCGCAACATCAGCATCACTTGGTGGCGGTAGCAACGTCGCTTATGCAACACAAGCATTCAATGCAACACCAGTTGCATCAAGTGCACCAGTTGCAGAAGGACATTGCAAGCACGGTAAGTTAACCTATCGTGAATCAAAGCCAGGCGCTGAGAAGCAATGGAAGGGTTGGTTCTGCCCATCACCACAAGGCACACCAGACCAGTGCTCTCCTAAGTTTATCCGCTAAGGTAAACGATGCTGTCACTATCACAAGCGGCAGCGAAAAGCACTAACGATTATCAATTACTGCCAGACCTGTTCCCTCCATTACAACAGGAGGGAATCAGGTTTCGCAGAGGACAACTAACTATGATTGCTGGGCAACCAAATGCTGGCAAATCATTACTTGCTCTCTGGATGGCAGTACAGATGAAGGTGCCAACGCTGTACATATCAGCGGATACTGATGCTTACACAACATCTATCCGTGCAGCAGCGATGATTACTGGACACCAAGTGGCCTCAGTTGAAGAGGCGTTTGCCACAGGCGAAGGACGAGATTTTTACGCAGAAGAGTTATCCAGCATTAGTCATTTGCAATTTGATTTTGCGCCATCTCCTACTCTTGATGAGGTTGACCTAGCCATCCGTGCATACGGTGAAGCATATGGTGAATATCCTCATATGATTATTGTAGATAACGCAATGAACGTTGTCTCTATGCACAATGATGAATGGTCAGGGCTTCGTGAGATAGCCAAGGCTATGCACCATATAGCACGTGAGACAGATGCAGCAGTTATGTTGCTACACCATACCTCTGAAAATGAGGGCAAGCCTGATATGCCACCTAGTCGTAAGGCTATCCAAGGTAAGATATCTCAGTTGCCTGAAATGATTTTGACTGTGGCATTACTGCCATACAACGGAGAGTTTCGTGTTGCAGCAGTAAAGAATCGTTTTGCAAAACACTCTGCTAGTGGCGAGACTTACGTTACTTTGTGGGCAGATGCTAGTAGAATGAGTATGTATTCAGACCGAGCAGCACAACATATATCTGACACTATGAGAGGGTTGCGATGAGTGCATATGGTAAGCGTAAAGGTTCTGCCTTTGAAACAGGCATCCTTAAATGGTTACGGAGTAAAGGTGTGAGTGCTGAAAGATTAAGACTTGCTGGTAAGGATGATGAAGGTGACATCGTTTGTATGGTTGCGGGACAGCCATACGTCTTTGAGTTAAAGGCTACGGTGAAGATGGACCTTCCTCAATTCTGGCGAGAGGCTACTGTTGAAGCAGCCAACTATGCAAAGGCTAGAGGTTTAGACACCGTGCCACCAGCCTATGTAATAGTTAAACGCCGTATGGCAGGACTAGAACAGTCGTGGGTTATACAAGATTTACAGCAATGGCTGGCAGTGCAGAGTGATATCTAAGCCAGACATTGCATTAGTACTAGAACACTACGGCATAAAGGTTATAGATAGACACGGTTGGGTACCTTGTAAGTGTGTCATCCACGATGACGCTCAAGCAAGTGCAGCGTACAACCTAGACAACCAAGCATATAACTGTTTGGTATGTCAAATACTTGGAGATGTATACACATTAGTGCAGGCAAAGGAAGGATTGGATTTCAAAGATGCTAAACGAAAAGCAGCGAGCATTACTAACGGACGCCAGCGAAAGGTACTACAACAATCTAACGCCACAGGCAGTCTCTTACCTTCGGGGACGAGGCATAACCAAGGAGGCGGCAAGTTTGTTCCGTCTTGGAAGCGTCGTGGAGCCTAGTGCTGGACACGAACATTCCATTAATCGTTTGTCTATTCCTTATCTTACCCCTGCAGGTGTTGTTGGTGTTAAGTTCCGCGCTATTGATGACGCAACCCCGAAGTATCTATGGCCTACGGGCCAGAAGATTGGTCTATTTAACGTACTTGACTTGCATAAGCGCAGCGATACGATTGCGATTTGCGAAGGGGAGATTGACACTATTGTACTTTCGGGTGTCGTCGGAATACCTGCGGTTGGAGTTGCTGGCGTTTCTCAGTGGAAGCCCTGGTTCCCTAAACTTTTTGAATCATACAGTCGTATCCTCGTTTTCGCAGACAACGACGTTAAGGAAGACGGTAGGAATCCTGGTCAAGAGTTGGCGAAAAGAATCAAAGAAGATTTAGATAAAGCAGAAGTCATTCATTTGCCCGACAATAAAGACGTTAATGATATATACTTAGAGTATGGTAACTCGTGGTTTGAGGAGAGGGTAGCAGCGTGACAACTATTGCTGCAATTGAAGGCCCAGACTGGGTAGTCATTGGTGCTGACTCGCAATCATCTGATGAAGATGGCTTTGCTATTAACATACCAACAGGTAAAGTCTTTAAGAATAACGGCATTATCTTTGCCGCCGCTGGTGCAGTGCGTGGTATTAACCTACTTGAGCACGACTTCACACCACCTGCTGTTAATACCAAAGACATTGATAAGTATATTACTCGTCAGTTAATCCCTGCTATGCGTCGTACATTTCACGAGGCTGGCTATGAAATTAACAAGGCTGAGGATAGCGTTATCAATGACAACATTTGGATTGTAGTTATCAAAGGTAGGGTATATCGCATTGAAGAGGATTACGGCTGGGAGCGCACAACAGATAATCTCTATGTGGCTGGTAGCGGTGAGCGTTTTGCTCTTGGTGCTATGTCTGCATTAGCCAACGGCGTATTGATTGATGACATTACTAAAGCCAAGAAGATAATCACTAAGGCTATTCAGATAGCCAGCAAGTATGACACTTCAACTGGTGGCAAGATAACCATTAACGTGATACAGGATGCCAAGTGAGCGACTTCTCAGACTTTGACTTAGACTTTTCATACGGCCAAGAGGGTGAGCGTTTAGTCAACGACATTCTTACTGGTGGTTTAACTGTTGAGGTTAAGCGTGATAGGCGCTGGGTTGAGACAGG